AAGGACCTCGTAGACAAGTTCGAAGAAGCGGTCCGCGCCCACGAAATGCGGAACAGCCAACGCCCAGAGGATAGGGTCCCACTTGACGCTCGCCTCCTCTCCACCCGCATCGACTTGCAAGCCTGGTACGCCGTCACTTCGATTCATGAGCAAGCAACCCTGGCTCCCAAAGACTCCTAAGCGAAAACTCAAGCGCAAGTGCGGGCAATGCAGAGGGAAGGGACGGGAGTTCTATACAGACCCTTTTTCCTACGTTGTTCATTCATTGCTTTGCACTCGCTGCGGCGGGAAGGGCTTCCTGTAGGAGATAATATATTGTGCGGACGTTCAAAGCGTGGCGAATAAAACGGAAGATGTGGCTCTGGTGAGTCCGGAATGCATCCGGTGCCATTACATAAACTCACAACTGGACTTGCCTGCCAGTGTAGAACGCCGCACCTGAATTTTATGATGTGTTGTTTACAGGCTGCCGCCAGAGCGCACTACTTAAGCGCCTACGACAGGGCTGGGTGCGGGTCGGATGGCGGCAGCCTGTAGATAATAAACAATATGCAAAAAGGCCACACCATTCCTGTGCATGATCACGGATTCGTTCGTTACATTGACCACCTGGGCACCGACCTCGATATCGTGGAGGCGGCCCGCGTGAGCTACCACAGCCCAAGCAAAGGGGCGGAGGCGGACAAGAAGCTCCTCCGCTACCTGTTCAAACATCGCCACACCAGTCCCTTCGAAATGGTGAAGGTAAAGCTCAACATCAAGTGTCCCATCTTTGTGATGCGGCAGTATATCCGTCACCGCATGCAGAACGTGAACGAGGTGTCCGCCCGTTATAGCGAGCTGCCGGCCGAATTCTTCATGCCGACGGAGTGGCGCTTGCAAGACATCAAGAACAAGCAGGGCAGCGACGGGATTTTGGGTGAGGGTGATGCTTGGTGTCTTACAGAAGAGGTGAAGCATCTCTACGAAAGGGCCTACAGTCACTATCAACGATTGCTCGCATTCGGTGTCGCACGCGAGCAGGCCCGCATCGTTCTCCCTGTCGGCATTTACACGGAGTTCTATTGTTGCTGGGACATGAACAACCTCCTCAAGTATTTCACGCTGCGGGACGACCCTCACGCGCAAGGCGAGCATCAGGACTATGCGAAGGCGATGAAGGAGATTGTGCGCGGCTTGTTTCCGTGGACGATGGAAATCTACGACAGCATAAAGTGGAAGGATACGGAAACGATAGAGAAGGAACGCGACGAGGAGATTGTCCGTGATCGCAAGGCCCGCGACTGGGATGAATTACGATGATATACCATGAGCCTCCAAACTCTAGTCGCTGATATTGTTGCCCGTATCCCGGAGATGGCGGAGGACAGCTTGTTCAATAATGAGATTGCGTTGCGGACGCTCATCGCGGAGGAGATGAAGCAGTTGGATAAGGTGAAGCAACTACTTCTTGACTATCGCACCACGCCCAACTGCGGGGAATATTCTGTCGATCGCGGCTGGACGGAGCGGGTGGACGAGGCAATCAAGATTTGCGAGCGGTGCGGAATATGATTTGCGAGTGCCATGGGTGATAACAGACAACTGAATCCCGCGGATAGGGACATACCCGCTCCGGCTCCGCTGCCGGAGGGCACTCGCATTGTTTTTCTCAAGTCTCTAACCGAACCCGCTAACGAAGACCGTCCGGCGTGCATTTACGCCGAGAAGGGCGAGCTGGGCAACATCGTCGGGTATGGCTGCCGGGAAGGCTATTGGGTAACGGCGGACCGGTGCGTGCATCCCTTTGGCGCGACCCTCAACGACGAGTTCATGGTCGTATCCAAGTAGGCGGGTCCCATTTCTCTTTCCTTCTGCTTTCCCGAGGCATTAACTTGCTAGCGTGAAAAGACTCAAAAGCTTTTTCTTGATGCTAGCAGTAGCAGTCACTGGCGCCGGCGCCATTGCGATCCTCGTGATCCCCCTCCCCCTGGGCGGACAGGAGCAAGGGCCCATGTGGAGCCAATGGAATTATCCCACCAACGGAGCCGTGGTTTCAAACACGATTATACTCAGCGCCTCTTTCGCTAGCATGGTTGCGCCGATCGTCCGGGTGGAGTGGTATCGGGATGATATTTTATTCTACACGTGGACAAATAACTTTTCGCCGCCGGGCGGGCTGAGGACGTTGCCCTAATTTTTCTGCTAGTCTCCTTGGGGTCCCGTGTTATCTTAGCTATTATGAAACTGGCCAACCTAGTTCGAAATGTTTTGCTCACCCGCAAGGCGTGGCTCACAAAGTTAATGGACCCGCGGCGGGACATTGACGCGGAATGCGGTCACCCCGAAATCATATCCATCTCCGACTACAAGCGCATGTTCTTGCGGGGAGATGTCGCCTCTCGAGTGGTGGCTTTGATGCCGGAAGAGACTTGGAAGAATGCGCCGGACGTCTACGAAACGGAGGACGAGGCAGACACCGAATTCGAACTGGCGTGGACGGCGCTGGTGGAAAAGATTCCTATCTACGCCTACCTCCAGCGGGCCGACATCCTAAGCGGCGTCGGGCGATACGGCGGCCTGCTGTTCGGCTTCGACGACGGGCTCCCGCTGAACCAGCCAATGCAGCGGGTCCTCACAGCTACGCCCGACAATCCAGGCACGGGCGAACCTACCCAGCTGCTCTACCTTCGCCCCTTTGATGAGACGCTGCTGGAGATTCCCACGCTCGAGACAGACGTTTCTTCCCCGCGTTATGGCCAGCCGGTTACCTACCGCGTCACGTTCGAAGATATGTTTTCCGGGGTGAAGCAGATTCAGGAAGTCCACTGGACTCGCATGCTTCACCTAGCTGACAACCGCACCAACTCTGAAATTTATGGCTGCCCGCGCATGGAAAAGGTTTTCGACCGGTTGCTTGATTTACGTAAGATATCCGGCGGGTCCGGCGAGATGTTTTGGAAGGGTGGATTCCCTGGCATATCGCTCGAAAGTCAAAACATGGAGGACGATGTGGAGTTTGATAAGGAGGCAACTAAGGAGCAGATTGAGGGTTACATGAACGGGCTCCAACGTTACATCGCCACAATCGGGATGACTGCTAAGTCGCTGAGCGTGCAAGTGGCGGACCCCGGTCCCCACGCCGACCTCCAGCTCAAGCTTATTGCTGTGGCGCTGGGCGTCCCCTGGCGGGTCCTAGTCGGATCGGAAGCGGCCCAGTTGGCGTCCGAGCAAGATACCCGCGCCTGGAACGCCCGCATCACCAAACGCCGCAATGAGTATGTGAACCCTTTTGTCCTCCGCCCGTTTTGCGAACGGTTGATCGCGGCTGGTGTGCTGCCCTTCCCGGAGGAGGGATACGAAATAGACTGGCCCGATTTGAATAGTCCTAGCGACCTCGACAAAGCTAGTGTGGCGGAGAAGCAGTCCAACTCACTCGCGAAATACGTGCAAGGCGGGTGTGACGTTCTGATGCCACCCTTCCACTACCTCACGCTCGTGCTGGGCTTGTCGGAAGAGGAGGCGGATTCTGTAATCGAAGCGGCGGAGGAACAGTTGGAGAACGAAGACGACAAACTTATTCAGCCTCCGCCGCCGCCGACGGTCGTGGCTCCGCCGGGAGCCCGAGGCGCCCTGGCGGCGGGCGGTGGAAATGGGAATCGCTTCGGAGGCTAGCCAATGCCTTGCTGCGCGGCTCATTCCCCTGAGCGACTCATCCGCAACGCCAAGAACCCGTTGCGGATGGACCCTACCCGCACGCTCATGATCCGCAAGAAGTTCATGTTGGAGATACGCAAGACGTTCGCCAATCTCAAGCGCAAGCTGCGCGAGTTCCTCCTCACGCTCGACGCACTGGGCCTGGACGCCCGCGAGCGTATCCCCTTCGAGAAGCTGGTGGGCAACATCGGCCCGCGTGAATATGAGTTCCGCACCGACGCCCAGAAGCTCTCCGTCTTTAACGATTGGTTCCGCCAGCAACTAGAGGCGAACGTCCTTTCACCCGACCCCGGGACACCGCACGGGCAGCCGTGGACCACCGAGTTCGTTGAGTCAGCTTACAAGCGCGGCCTCCTGAACGCCTACTTGTCCAGCAAGGAGGGAAAGCTGCTCGCGGCGGCGGGTGTGGGCGAGCAAACTCAAGAGCAGTTCCTCCGCTCCGCTTTCGGTGCGCCGGAAACGATGTCGAAGATCCAACTGCTAGGGACCCGCGCCTGGGAAGGCATGAAGGGCATCACGTCCACGATGGGCTCGCAGATGAATCTAATCCTCGCACAAGGGATGGCGGACGGGAGCGGGGCCCAGGAGATTGCGAAGGAGATGTTTGATAAAATAGACTCGCTGAGCAATAGCAGAGCAATGACGATCGCCCGGACGGAAGTCATCAACGCCCACGCCGAAGGGCAGTTGGACGCCTTTGGCAAGCTGGGCGTGGAGGAACTAGGTGTTAAGGCGGAGTGGTCCACGGCCGGAGACGATAGGGTCTGTGAGCAATGCGCTCCACTCGAGGGCAACGTCTACACAATAGACGAGGCTCGCGGGATGATTCCGCTCCACCCGAATTGTCGGTGCACGTGGATTCCGTCGACTGCTAAGGTGGAGAAGGGTCGCGAGGCGGCGGGTGACTTGTCTATGGCAGCTATTCAGGAAGCGGACGCCATGGCTGCGGCTCTGACCCGCCCCGAATTAGAAGAAGGATTGAGGACAGCTCGAGCAGCTTTCAACACGGCAAAGAAGGCGGGGATTACCGGGGAGCCTCCCATACCCGACGAAACTCCCGGAGCTGAGGACTAGCTAGCATGGTTAAGCCTCTCACATACGGACGGATGGGAAACTTTCTGTTTCAAGCTGCTGCGGCAGCGGCTTATGCTTGGAAGCACGGGCTGGACTACACTCTCCCCGGGGAGCCCACCAAGAAGGGCCCGGTTTACCTCCCGCATTTGGTGAACCCTGCCTGGGACCCGGACCTTCAGGAGGTTTTGATTGCGGAGAAGGGCTTTGCTTTTCAAGAGCTGCCGTTCCAGAGCGAGTGGCGGGACAAGAACATCATCCTCGATGGCTACTGGCAATCGGAGAAATATTTCAAGCACTACCGCGACCAGCTGCTAGACGCCTGGAACCTGTCGTGGATGGAGTGGAAGGGCTTTGTCTCCGTCCACGTCCGCCGCGGGGATTTCCTGCGGCTCCTCAAGAAACACCTGCCGGTTCCGAAAGTTTGGATTGAACAGGCGATGAAGCTCTTTCCCGGCTACCGCTTCGTCTTCTTCAGCGACGACATTGCTTGGTGCAAGGAACAGTTTGGTGGTAAGGACTGGATTACCTTTAGCGAGGGGCGGAGTGAGGTCGACGACCTCTGCCTCATGTCCGGTTGCGAGCATCAGATATGCTCCGCCTCCACGTTCAGCTGGTGGGGAGCCTGGCTCAATCAGAATCCTAACAAGCAAGTGATCATGCCTAAGTTGTGGTTCGTCCCCGGATACCAAGGACTAGACGTGAAAGACATTGTCCCGCGCGAATGGAAACGATTATGATGAAGATCACTGCATTCTGTCCCACGCTTAACCGGCCCGAGCTGCTCGGGCGCCTCATTGCTTGCTTCGAGCACCAAACCTACGAGAACCGCGAGCTTATTATTTTGGATGACGGCGGGCAGTATGAGAACCAAAGCGGGGACCGCTGGCACTTGATTTCTGTCCCGCGCCGGTTCCGGAGCCTAGGAGAAAAGAACAATGCGGCGATCGCGCTCGCGTCCTTTAACAGCGAGGCGCTGGCCAAGGCGGACGACGACGATATTTATATGCCCTGGTGGCTGGAGTCTCTGGCGGAGGCTCTGCATTCCGGGGAGGTTTGCCAGCCTAAGCACGCTATGGACTTTGTAAACGAAGAGTGGGTGCAATGCGAAACGCACAACGCCAAGCGGAACCGGTGCGCCTATCACGGATGTTGGGCTTATCGCCGCAGCGTCATCGCAAAGGTAGGAGGCTATAGGGCGGAGTATGCGGGCGACGACCAGGAGCTAGACCGCCGGCTCCGGGCCCTCAATGTCTTGAGCGTAGGGATTAACGAGAAGAAGTATCAGCCTTTCTATTGGTATAACCGCCCGTTGCCGGGACGCATCAGCGAACGCGGCGGTTCCCAGCAAGCCTATATTGACACGGGCAACGCGGTTCCCTACGTTGGCAAGGTTCCCAAGTGGGAAGGTGAAAGGGTGTGGGAGCGGCTCATACCCGCAAAGCGCATCGCACGACCATGGTGATTTATGAAACTACCACAAAAAAGAAATGACTTCGCCCCTTATCTAGTGAGCTTGGGGTTGACGGGCAATGCGGTGGAGATTGGCGTTGCGGAAGGAGGCTTCAGCTTCTACTTGCTGGATAGGTGGCCGGGCACTTGTTATCAGGTAGATCCTTGGCTCCACTTAACGAGGGATTATCTTGATTATTGCAACCAGAACACTGCGGAGCAGGAGCGCCGCTTCAAGCTAGTGATGGAGAAGTCCACCCACTACAAAGGGAGGTCGCGGGTGATGCGCCTGTTCTCCGACGCGGCGGTAGTCCTCTTCCCCGACGACTTCTTCGACTTCGTTTACATCGACGCCAACCACAAGCTGGAATTTATACGCGATGATATCCAACTTTGGTGGCCTAAGGTAAAGCGGGGTGGCATCTTCGCCGGCCACGATTATTTGGATGGTGTGATTTCCTCCGGGGACTACGGAGTGAAAACAGCGGTGAACGAATTTGTCGCTGCTAACGGTTTGAGCGCGGTGCTCTGCGTGACGGGAGAGAAGGACTATCCCTCTTGGTGGCTCCGAAAACCATGAAGAAGATACTACTCACAATCGCCACGCCAAACATCCGGCAGTGGTGCAACGGGCTCATTCAAAATCATAAAGAGTATGCGCTGGCGCGAGGTTATGAATATGTCGAGGTGAGCGAACTTTACTGGCTGGACTTGCATCCCAGCTATTCCAAAGTTCACGAGATCAGCAAAGCCCTTAAGGAAGGATACGACTACGTTCTGTGGGCCGATGCGGACGTGCTTTTCATGGACTACCGGGTGGACTTGGCGGACTTGCTGCAAGGCACGGTGGACATGATAGAGGATTATTTCATGGCAGCGTATCAGCAAACCAATTGGCCGGCGTGGCCCTACCTCTGTGCTGGGCTGACCGTGTGGCGCAACTGCCCAGCGGCCCGCACCTTCACGGACGAGTGGGTTGACCGCTGCGAGCACGGCTCCCCGCTCATTGTTCCGGGCAAGCTGACACGCATGCTCCACGAGCCCTGGGAGCAATGGTATTTGGATGAGTTGAATCGCAAATGGGAGTATAAAGGCATTCGCGCTTGCACGGGGAAGGAGATCGGCTGTTTCGCTCCGGAAATTTGGAGCGACGGGACGACTTGGGAATTAGGAATGCCAACCATTCACCTAGCGGGTCCTTCCACCTGGGCCCACCGGGAAGAAATCGCAGCTGAGTATATTAAAAAGGTCATCACATGTTAATCCCATTTGACGAATTGTTTTTTCGGCACCGAATCAAAACTCCGGGAGTCCTCCACCTAGGAGCCAACACGGGACAGGAGGCCGCAGCCTACGCGGCTCAGGGGATTAAGAATGTGATTTGGGTGGAAGCCCTGCCCGTTGTCCACGCGGCTCTCGTCCGTCATATTGCACCTTACCCGGGTTCTATGGCTTTGCTGGCTTGCGTGAGCGACAAGGACGGCGAGGAGGTTACGTTTAACGTGGCTAACAACGGCGGGCAGTCGTCCAGTTTCTTGCAATTTGGGACGCATGCGGTAGAGCATCCGGATTGCAAGTTCGTGAATCAGATTACTATGACGACGACGCGGGTCGATACGTTGCTCGCCCAACACAAGCTGAGCGTGGGTCCGGGCTGGTTCCTTAACGTCGACTTGCAAGGGGCGGAACTGCTCGCGCTCAAAGGTATGGACGGGCTGCTTCAGCATTTTGACCATGCTTACATCGAGGTCAATATCCGGGAACTTTACAAAGGCTGCCCGCTGGCGCCGGAGATTGCGGGTTACTTAGCTGGCTATGGGTTCGAAGCGCGAGAAACTCGGATGATGAAACAGGGTTGGGGTGACTGCTATTACAAACGGGTATGAGCACGGGAAGAATCGTAGCAAGTCCGGAGGCCATGCGGGTGCGGATGGAGATTGCTTTGCGCGAGCGAGTCATGCCGGAGTGGGCGGACATTCGGCGGCTGCTGGCTGCCGCATCTAAGTTGGACGGGGGCCTGGGAGTGGAAGCCAAGCGCATTCTAGCCAAGCTGGACTTAGACAATCTCAAAGCTATATGATGCTCACTACGATTACGGCTTACTGGAACCGGTCCGACGCCTTGCGGACGTGGCTGCGGTGCGTCAAAGCTGCCACCTTTCCGGAAGTCCAGCACCTCATCTACTTTGTGGGCGAGCCGGTCCCTAGCTGGTGGGACGAAGAAACTAAGGGCACAAGCATCCACGCCCTCTGCCAGTTCGAACGTCCGGGCATGTCTATCGGCCATTACCACAATTTAGGGGCGGAGCAAGCTGGCACGGAGTGGATCATGAAGTTAGATATAGACAGCTTACCGCACACGGACTACTTCTGCGAGTTGCTCCCCGTGCTTTCCCACGCTAGCCCGTGCGCCTGGTTTAACGGCGGAATGTTTTATCTTAACAAGCGGTTTTTGATGATACTTCCCGATAAGGAGCCGCTGTCCGTGAAGACTTACAACACGGTCATGGCGAGTCCGCGGACCTATTCCTCCTCTTCCTACTTGCTCCCGGCCGCAACTAATTTCATCTGCCGGCGCGGAACTTACTTGAAGTTGGGCGGGTGTGACGAGCGTTTCCGCGGTTATGGGTGGGAGGACTACCAACAGATTTACATGCTGGAGCGATATCAGCTCGGCCGGGACCCGCTGCCGGGCGTGATCACTTTGGAGAATGTCACGCGAAGATGCCGTGACGAGATCAGTCGGCCGAAAGCAAAGCAACTTTGGGATTGGAATAATCGGCTTTGCCTCATTCACAAATGGCACCCGGGCCCTAGCGATCCCGTCTACAAGTCCACGATGGACAACAACCGGAAGATTCTTTTGGAGTGGATTCAAAAATGTTAGGACACTCGACATGGCTGGATAGCCTAGCCCGTCCCATCCTCGTCGTTGGCAACGGGGTCCTGTTCACGCCCGTGCCGGAGGAGGAATACGCCACCGTCATTCGCATCAACAATTATGTTTTGGGCGGGTTCTCCGGCAGCAAGGTGACGCACTGGGTAGCGAACGGCTTCCGGGACATAGAGCCCCGGCCCGTCTTCCCCATCTTTATCCCCTGGACGCGGCAGCTGGCGAAGAAGCGTGATAAGTTCGTGGACGACTTCCAGGCCCGCCTGGGTCCTGTGATCTACGCGGAGGACGACCGCCATATCCATACTTGTTTTCCTTGGGCAGTGAAGATAG